ATTCGAATTCTATTCAATCACGATCCAAATTTTCCTTTGGCTAGATCAAACAAAGGACAAGGAACCGCACGCGTGTGGACGGATGACAAAGGATTGAAGTATTCATTCAAACCAGGATCGCAAACATATTCGCGCGACTTAGTCGAAGCAATTTCGCGCGGTGACATTTCACAATCTTCATTCGGTTTTAGTATCGATTCGGAATCCTGGGAGCATCGCGATGGCCGTGATATCCGCACAATCGAACGCGTTTCTAAATTGTACGACGTGAGTCCGGTAAGTTTTCCGGCATATTCCGACACGGAAGTAGCACTTCGGACAATGCCAAATTCAAAGGATAAAACGACGAAGGAAATTCCGGAAGTCGAAAAGAAAAAAATTATCAATTCCGTCGCAGTAACGCGGCAAAAATTAAACCTTCAAAAACTAAAATGAAGCAATCAATACAATTCAAAGCACTTCGATCGAAAAAGATCGACACGCTTGATTCAATGGTTAGCACTTGCGAACTCGAATCAAGATCATTCACGGATGACGAATCGAAATCCGTTGACAATCTCAATGCGGACATCGCGGAACTCGATGGAAAAATCGAACGCGCGGAAAACACCGAAGCGAATATCACGCGCATGGCGAACACCGGCGCATCAGCATCACCGGACAAAGAAATTGAAAGCGTAAAAAAATCGTTTTCATTAAGTCGCGCAATTTCCGGCGCAATTTCCGGCGGCCTTTCGGGCGCAGAAGCAGAAGCATATCAAGAAGCACAACGCGAAGCGCGTCAAAGTGGAATCCAACTTTCGGGAAATGTGGCGATTCCTTCGTCTATGTTCAACCGCGAAGCGCGTGCATTAGGTGATCCTGGATTACTTTCGGCCGGAACCGGTGACGGAGCCGATTTCGTTCCAACGGAGCATCAAGGATTCATCGAAGCACTACAACCGCGACTATTAGTTGAGGAACTCGGTGCAACGGTAATAAGTGGCGTTTCGGGCAATTTAGATATGCCAAGAATAAGCGCGGCCGGTACGGCCGGATGGGGTGCAACGGAAGCGGCGGCAACACCGAATTCGGAAATGGCAACCGATACACTTTCGTTAACACCGAAACGTGTCGGAGCATATACCACATACACAAAGCAACTTTTGACACAAGGATCGCCAAGTGTTGATCGTATAATCGCGGACGATCTTGGACGCGCAATTCGCAACGCAGTCGATGCGGCGGCCTTCAATGGTGGCGGATCAAGTGGCGTTCCACAAGGTATATTCGGAACAAGCGGCGTAAACGATCAAGCGGCAACGAATGGAACAACCTTGACGGCGGCGAAGTTGATCAAAATGATCACCGACGTAGCGGCACAAGATGGATTGTCAGGCGGCGAAGTGTTCGTCGTTTCACCGGCGATATATCAAAAACTTGCGACATTGATCCAGGTTTCAAACGTTTCGGCGGTTATGGTCAACGATATGTTACAAGGTTACAAAGTGTACATGTCAACACACTTGAATCAAAACGTGACGAAGGGAACAACAACGGCCGGAACCGGTCAACTTTTGTTCGGAAACTTTTCGAATTTATTGGTGGCAAGATGGTCAGGAGTGGATTTGCTAATAGATCCTTATACTTTGGGCGGATCTTCGGAAGTGAAAGTAATTGCGAATCAATGGATGGATCTTGGCGCACGTCAACCGAAAGCATTTGCAACAATTTCCGATGGTATCGAGTAGATAAAAAAGGTTTGAAAATGGGGCGCGGCATTCGGTCGCGCCTTATTTCAACAAAGAAAAAAAAATGAATTATACTTTCACAACGGCGGCAATTACCGGAACAAACATCTTATCACTTGCAGACGCGAAAAATCATCTTCGCGTTGATGTTAGCGATGACGATGCATTGATCACGGCGATGATTGATTCGGCGGTCGAGTATTGTGAAAACTATTGTTCAAAGATATTTGATCAAAGAAGTGTTACTTATTATTTGAAAAGTACATCATCTTTTATCTTTCCGCTTGGCGACCTACAAAGCGTGACATCGGTTTCACTTCGCGGAACGCTTGCCGGCGATTACATTGCGGCGACCGCAGATGTGAATTATTTCGTTTTATCCGGAACGCCTGGCGTAATAAAATTAAAGGATCTCGGAACGACAAACGCCGATGATTTGCAACCGATGAAAATCATTGCGGTGCATGGAAATACATCTTCGAAAGTTTCGAAATCCGTCATCGCGGCGGTGCGGTTTATGGTAGGCCATTTCTACGAAAACCGCCAAGCCGTAATCGCCGGAAGTATAGCAACATCAATTCCGATCGGCGTGGATTCCTTATTGAATCCGGTGCGATACATTCAAATTGAAAAATGAATATCGGAAGGTTAGATCGTCGCATCACGATTGCGAAATTCGGAAACACCGTTTCGCCTGGCGACGCCGGTGAACATTGGGGCGCGGTCGATGGCGTGTCCGGATCCGGTTTGGATATGTGGGCAACGAAACTCGACAAAGTCGGAACACATGCCGACGAACTTGGAAAAGATGTCGGAATTCGAAAAACGGAATTCACGATCCGATGGCGAACGTTTGACGTTTCGCATGTCGTGGATATCATGGACGTTGACACGTATGTGATAAAATACGATTCCAAAGATTACAAAGTTCAAAGCGTGGAGGAGATCGGACGCCGTGTCGGATTACGTTTTCACACCATACGCCGCGACTGATGGAATTGACTTTGAACCTTGACAAAATTGCAATGAAACAATTGCAAAGCGCATTGTCTGAATTCACAACGGATGTGATCGCAGAACGTCGCATCATTGGCGCGATGAAAAAGACTTTGCGTCCAACACTACGCAAAGCAAAAGAACAATCGAAACGCGACAATTCAAGCGGTGCAACATCGCAATCGATTCACTTGGTCAAAGGCCGGAAGTCATCATTGTTTTCGCCTTATGTCGTTATCCGCTTAAAAAACAAAAAAATCGGCAATCAATCGCCGCGTCACTATCAGCATAATATGATTTTAGGAACGCGGAAAGGATTGCGAGAATCGATCAAAGGTTTTGTCGTGTATGGTTCCGGCGGACGTGCGATGCGCATTCACAAAATACAACATCCTGGAACGAAGGGTATCAAGTACATGGATGACGCATGGAAACAAACGCGTTCACAAGTCACGAATACATTCATTTCGTCACTTCATAAAGATATTAAATCTTACAAACGCCGAAACAACTTGCGATGATATCCGCCTTTATCAAATCTATTCAATCCGCGACATCAACAAAAGATCCGGAACTCCACAAAGTCAAGACAATGACGAATGGAAACATCTTCGCGATGAAACAAATTGCCGGCGCAACTTTGCCGGCGGTGGTGATCCAACTTGTCGGAATTGATATCAATCCAACTAAGGACGGCGGATCTTCGACCGACGTCAACAAAGTGGAAATTACAACGATTGCAGAATCGGCACGCGACGCGTGGATGATGGCGACACTTTTGCGCAAAGGATTCGAAAATAAATCAATCGATGATTCCGCCGAAGGTGTTTACCTGGCCGACATTCAATTTTCAAACTGGGCGTCGGACGTTTTCGAAGGTTCCGATCTTTTCACTATCACATTACAATTTGACGCGTTTCAAACTCAGCGGCAAAATCTTTCTTTATATATATAATTAATAAAATTCTAAAATGGCAACATCAGGAAAAGTACTTTCTAACGCATTAGGCGTTTTCTTAAATCAAACCGGTAGCGAATACGACGTCATCGCCGGATGTACATCGGCATCGTTATCGATGGAATTCGAGCAAATCGACATCACAACAAAAGACGAAGCCGGAGCAAAAGCAATTTTGCCGGGCGATATAACGTGGAGCATTCAGGCCGAAGCGTTGATTCAATACGACACAAAGAACATCGCCGGAGTGGCAACAACGGAAGTTAGATCTTCGACCGCTTTGATGACTTTGTTCCTTGCAAAAACCAAAGTCACACTAGCATGGTCAACCGGTGACATCACGGATCCGGTATATACCGGACAAGCGTATATCACAAGCGTCGAAGAATCCGCCGGAACAAATGAAGTCGGTTCGTTTTCTTGTACGTTTTCAGGACACGGAGCGATTACGGCAGTAGCTGACGCAAGTGGATTCACTTTCAACGTCGTTGATGCAGATTAATAACTAAAAAAAAAGTACGATGATAATCAATTCAAACAATACACTTCGCGGACATATCAAAATTGTGGACGGATTAGATAATGAATGGAATGCCCTAATCAATACTAACGCTTTGCGCATGGCGTGTAAATCTTTAGGTGTGGAACTTGGTGAATTCCTGGAATCCTTCGAACAGAAAGCCGTCGAAGTTATTCCGCATTTGTTATTTGCCGGCGTTCGAAACTATCAACTACTAAACCGCGAAGATCAGATCGACGATTTCGATCATTTCGCGTGCTTAGTTGGAACGATGGATTTCGTGGATGTCGTGGAACAAATTGGTGATGCATTGATCTTGTCATCGGGAAACGTGAAAGGGGTGACGGAAGCCCCGAAAACGAATCCGAAAGCCGTCAAATTAAGTGGACGGAATTCTACAACGAAAGCATCCAAAGCGGAATAGATCCGGATGACTTTTGGACTTGGACATTTGCCGAAGTGTGCGCCGCGCGTGATCGATTGAATCATCGCGATCGTATCGCATGGATGCACACTTCGCATGTCCTTATGACTTTAGTGAATATCAATCGAAGTCGTAAAAAGCCGTATGAATTAGGTGACTTTTATCCTTATGAATTACCAGGAAAAGAAACCGCAAAAAGACCGGCGATGTCGCACAAAAATTTCTTTGATGCGGTAGCGTCACAAATGGAAAAAAATGGCAAAAAGTAGCGCGGCCTTTAATATTATATTCGGAGCGAAAACCGGACAACTCACGCAAGCGTTAAATACTACGCAACGGAAACTTCAAAAAGCATCCGTACAGATGCAAGGTATTGGAAAATCTTTGTCAAGGAATTTGACTTTGCCATTGCTTGCCGTCGGTGCCGGATCTTTGAAACTTGCCGTCAATTTCCAATCGGCGATGTTAAAAGTGAAAGCAATTTCCGGCGCAACCGGAAAAGACTTTCAAGAACTTAAAAAGAACGCGCTAGATCTTGGGAAATCTACGGCGTTCACGGCGGCACAAGTAGCATCTTTACAATTAGAGTATGCGAAAGCCGGATTCGGAAAGGATCAAATTTTAGCGGCAACGGCGGCAACGTTGAACCTGGCACAAGCTACCGGATCGGATTTGGCTTTGGCGGCCGAAGTCGCCGCAACGACGATCGGACAATTCGGATTGGACGCAAGCGAAACTACACGCGTGACGGATGTCATGGCGGCATCCTTCGCCGGTGCGCCGCTTGATATTTCAAGGTTCCAAGAATCGATGAAAATGGTCGGGCCGATTGCATCGAAGGCCGGGTTAAGTCTTGAAGAAACGACGGCCATGTTAATGACATTGGCCCAGTCCGGGCTTCACGGTTCTATGGCCGGAACTCAATTGACGCGCATCATTTCGGAACTTGGATCGACAAGCGGCGGCGTTTCGGAAGCAATCAAAAAACTTGCATCGGAAGGCATTTCGCTTGCATCGGCCGAAGACGAAGTCGGAAAGCGAGCAAAAACCGCGTTACTTGTTTTAGGTGATGGAATTCCGACCATAGAAAAATTTACCAAAAGTTTACGCGATTCGGAAGGTGCGGCGCAATCGCAAGCCGATACCGTAAACGAAGGGGCCGAAGGCGGAATTAAAGAAATGATTTCGGCATTGGAAGGCATGGCGATTGTTATCGGTGACGCTTTGATGCCGTTTCTTGAAAAGATGGTTTCCGTAATCAAAAGCGTCGCGGACGGATTCGCACGTTTGTCACCGACTACGCAAAACATCGTCGTGATGTTCGGCGTTTGGGCGGCGTTACTTGGGCCGACGATGGCATTGATTGGCGGACTTGGATCGAAAGTTTTGATCCTGGTGGCAATGATGAAAAGAAAATCCGCCGCAATGGCGACCGATGCCGTTGCAACCGGATCGGCGGCGGTGGCACAAACCGGATTCGCCGGAGCAACGGCGGCGGCGACGGTAGGATTGAAAGCATTCCGCACGGCGTTAATTACAACCGGTATCGGCGCGCTTGTTGTCGCGCTTGGAATGGTCGTCGGGTACATGATCGATTGGATATCTTCGACGGATGACGCGACGGATGCGAATGCGGAATTGAATGCAGAAATCGAAGCCGGAAACAAAGCATTAAACGCACGCGCGGATATACTCAAAGACGCAACGCCAAACAAAGACAAATCGTTAAAGGATCTTCGCGCAACTATTTCGGCACTTCAAAGCGAAGTCGAAGGAATTGACGAAGGACAAGTCTTGGATGCATTTCTCAAAGCAAAAGATACCGCCGGCGGCGCACATGGTGGCGATGTAATCAATGAAACTTTGAAAAATGCAATCTTGCAACTTGAATCATTGATGACACCGGATGACATGATCAAATCATTGCAAGGCGGCAAGTCATTTTGGATGGCGGAAGGGGCGGATCTTTTGGCGAAGGCGGTGCGCGGATCGCGCCGTGATTTGCAAAGTGAAATCGAAGCCGCACAAAAGCAAATCGACAAGATCCAGGAACAAACAAAAAAGAAAAAAGATAAAGTCTTAGATTCCGAAATCGATTTGCAATCTATTGCAAGCGTTTCGAAAGCGTATGAAGATCTTACGCGTGAAATCTCTTACTTCAAAAGACAAGCGAAAGCCGGCGACGTAATTGATGTACATCATTTGTCGGAACTTGAATCGAAGTTTTCAAAAATCGAACGCCTTGCGGAACAACTTGGAATCGATATTGATCTATTAGGTGCGCCGGAACCGCTTGCACCGATCAAAACCGATTTGAAAGCAATTGCGGAACTTATTCCGAAAGCCGATCTCACGAAAGGATTGAAGATCGATGACGGCGCATTCGAAAGGATGGGCGCGATGATGGATGCAATGGCGGAACGTGCCGAAAAAATGCAAAACGTATTCGATCAGGCGTTTTCATCTATGTCGGGAACGATGGATGAAATGGCGGCAAGTGGCGCAAGCGCATTCGATTCATTGGCGCGATCGTTAGCCGTAGCAGTCAGGAAAATAATTGCGGCACAAATCGCGCAAGCCGTTTCGGCGGCGATTATGAATGCTATCAAAGCAAGCGGCGGAAATCCTTTCGTCGGTGGCATATTGGCGGCAAGTGGAGCAGTAGCGGCGAAAGGTATTTTCGAAAGATTGATTCCGGCATTTGCAACCGGCGGAATTGTAACCAAACCTACACTTTCATTAATCGGAGAAGCCGGATCGGAAGCGATCGTACCATTCAATCGCATGGATGAATTCATTCGCATGGCCGGCGGTGGCGATGGCGGTTCGATGTCGGTGGCCGGACGACTTGCCGGCGGTGATATATATCTTGCAAATCAGCACGCAAATAACCAAAGCGGACGACGCCGCGCAATCGTATAGATATGGCAATTTCAAATTATAAAGGAACAACGAATCAAGGCGGATCCAATTCCGGATGGGAAGCGCGATTTGTCACACATTTTTGTGATGCGACCGGCATGCAATATCGTGTCGAAATTATAGATTCCGAACTAACGCAAACGGATTTCGGTTGGACACTTGACGCGCCGAAAGAATTCGTTTGTGGATCCGATGGATTCACTTTGACGCATGAAGGATCACCGGACAATTTGCATCAATCAATCGTGTCGTCATCTTTGACATTGGATTTCTTGATTCAAAACGCGGACGACGAAAAACTTTTCACGGCCTTATCTTCGACGACGGATCATCGATTCGGTATTGCGGTGTTTAAATTTCGGGCGTCACATTTCGGATCTTTACCGACGGCCCCGATTGGAGTTTGGGCGTTAGAATGGTGTGGTGTAATAAATCCGGAAAATGTATCTTTAGAACTTGGAACATCTTCGAAATTCCTTCGCTTGGATGCAATCGATGGCCTGGCATTATTGAATGAAATTCCGTATCTCGATGATGCCGGCAATGCATACGATACATGGATTAACTTCAAAGGTATCATCGCGCAATGTTTGAAGCATATTCCGACGGCGTCACTTTGGGGGTTTGGAAATGGATCTTCCGCATCAAATGTGAATTCATCAACGGCGTCAACGCTCGACACATATCAGCCGCCTTTCTTTATTGAAACAATATATCAATGGGACTCGGTCGCACATGACGCCGGAACATTAGAAGGATTTACAAGTGTATTATCTTATACCGGATGTCAATCACAATCGTTTTATTCATTCGCACGGAATGAAGATCGATTCGGCGGAATAATTAAAGACACGCAATCGATTTCATGTTCGGAAGTCCTGGATCAAATCGCATCTTTATTGCGTGCGCGGATATTTTTGGCGGATGGATCTTTTCAGTTTCAAAATCCGACGGCGATGGTTGCCGTTCTTTCAAGCGTTGACGTTGTAAGATGGCCGACTTTGTACCGGATGGATTACGCGGCACATGACGCACTCGGAACCGGATTCGAACATCGTCAAAATATTAATAATCATGGATTCGATATTGTCAATGGTGCGGATGATTCATTTTTACATCCTATAAAAACCGCAACTTCGATTCATGTCAATGGCGGATCATCTTCGTTGTTTGGAAATCTTGGCAATGGCGGATTCAATCAATTTGCGAACATATACAAAAACACCGGAACGATTGATCATGCATTCAATACACATTCGAACACATATTCGGTATGTTATGAAGGTCAAGCGTTACACCTTAGCGGTTCGGTTTCTGCTTGTGTTAACTACGACAACATCAACGCCGTGTCAAATTTCCCGGATCACGTTGGTGCAAAGATTGTGCTTGAATTTCGTTTCAAAATCGGCAATTATTATTTAAAGGGAAACGTTGCGAATTTATCCGGAACCGTTAACATACAAAGAAATTTAGCGTCAGATATTACATATCGAAGTATCGTTCGTGATGGCGATGTCGAATGGACGACTGTCGCATCATCATATTTCATCGTCGTTCCGAATCACCTTTGCAATCCATATCCGCCGGTCGCAATTGTTTCCGAAGTGGAATATATTGGCGGATTCAATATCACCATGAACGGAAATTCATCCGACGAATTTCACTACAATGCCGGATTTTTGGGGTCCGGCGGAACAAATAATCCATTGACGGAATTCGATCTTTCTTGGACGTTGCCGCCTTTGCCGGTTGGAACGCATACCGGATCATCGATGTCGTATGCAATGAAACTTTATGAAGCCGGCGGAAATCAAATAACGGATGACGAATCTTCGATTTTTAATTTGAGCGATTTTAACGAACATTCGCGCGGTGCGATGGTTCGATTTGATTCATTACACTTGAATACCGGCGCACCAAACGCGGAAAACGATGCAAGTTATTCCGCAACACAAAGCGCAAATTCGGCGTCGATGATTGCATCGTCGTCAGTATTAGGAAATCAAATCAATAATGCGTGGTTAGGTATTATGTCGGTCGAAGACTCTGACAATCCTGGAAACTATTCCGCAAGCGGTGAAGTGTGGTCGTCAAAATCGAATCCGACGGCGGTGAAAAATATCCATGAATTGAACGCGCTTGAATGCTTGCAAGAACGCGGAACATCTTTGCGGACGCGTCGTTGTTCTTTGGCCTTTGGAAGACAAAACGCCGGTACTTCGTACTCTTTAAATGACAACGTATATATGCCGACGTTTAATAACTCATTTCGTTTCGATGACGAAGATGGCACGCCGCAATTCATTCCGACTTCGTTGGTGTGGACGGCGTCACCGGCGACAATAGATTTCAACGGATTCCTAGCATTCATTCAAACTGGAATCGTTCCGGTATATTACAACACACTTGCAGATACGTCAACAAGTTCGGGCTTTTTATCATCGGATGAATTCGATCAAACTTTTCAAGGGCATTCGCTTTCCGGAATTAAACAACACAAAATAACACAAATCGATCAAAGTGTTAAGGATAATATAATTGTATCAACAGCGAACACAACATCGATCGCGGCACATTCAACATCGATCGGAGCGAATTCGCATGATATTGGAACAAATACGGCCGGACTTGGCGCAAATTCAACGTCCATATCAACAAACGCAACGGACATCACAACGAATGTCACAAGCATAGCAACAAACGCAACGGACATCACAACGAATGTCACAAGCATAGCAACAAACGCAACGGACATCACAACGAATGTCACAAGCATAGCAACAAACACGGCGGACATTTCAACGAATGTCACAAGCATAGCAACAAACGCGTCGGACATTGCAACAAACACGTCGGACATTGCGGATGTTTTGGCCGTTGATTCGGCGCGTGAAGCGTTATATATCAAAGTCATGCCGTCGGAATTCCACATGAATGACGACTATGCACGCGCTCCATTATTCATCGAAGATGATGTAAGTGGAAGTTTGTCAGTAGGAATGCCGGCATCAAGTACCGAACTGTTTGCCTTTGTTAATATTTCTAAAGGTTACAAGGCTACGGATGTGATCGTTTACGCAACGGTATCAACGACATCCGCCGTCGAAGTGTTCGAATTCAATCACACGACCGGCGCAATCACATCCAAAGGAACCGGAAATTTTAACGCGACAATCGACATAACCGATGTATCAGCACATACAACTGACGGAACAGTTGTGATAAAAGTTTCACCGGCGTCAGTTGTTACACGTATATATGGAGCGACGATAACACTTGCAAGCCTATAATATGCGAAAGATTACGACCTTAATACTACATTGCACCGCAACAAAAGACGATCACGATGTCACGATTGATGACATTCGAATATGGCATCAAGCGCGTGGATTCAAACGCGAAGGATATCATTTCCTGATCCGATTAGATGGAACAATCGAACGCGGACGACCGATCGACATGGTCGGCGCACATGCACGCGGTTTCAATAAACATTCAATCGGCATCGCGTATGCCGGCGGAATAGATAAGTACGGAAACGCCGTCAACACTATGTCAATCGAACAAACCGACGCGATCTTCGTGTTGATCGATTCGCTTGCCGTCGTGCTTGGACAATTGGAATTAATAGGTCACAACGATGTCACCGATATGAAAACGTGTCCGAATTTCGATGTCGCGGAATGGTGGCAAGATCAACGCTTTGACGATTCAATGCCATGTTAAACAAAATACTTATTTCACTACTTGGAAAATTAGATCTTACCGAACTACTTAAAGACAAACGTCTAAGATGGAGCGCGAAACGAACGATCGGCGCATTGATAGCAGTCACGGCGTGCAATGACATCGTCGCAAATGGCGTCACCTGGATGAATGTTTGTCTTTGCTTTGTGGCCGTCTTGCCTTTGTGCCTGGCATTGTTAGAGAATGACGAAAAACCGTCAGTCGTGGAACGCATAATGATCGCAAAAGAAAAACGCAAAAACAAAAATGATTGATCTTGAGCCGCTATTAATAACCGCAATAACGATCATGGGGTCGGGTGCGGCCTTCGCATTTTACGATAAACGATATAAAGCAAAAGCGAAGCACGAACGACAACTTCAAAATGAATTGAAACAATGGCGCGACGATTTGCGTATCAGAACGATGTCACTTGAATCAAAAGTTTCGGAACTACTTGCCGAAAATTGCATGCTAAAAAGCACAATTACAAAACTACAATCGACGTTGGATGTCCTGGTGAACAAACGCAAAAGCCGTGTCAAAGTAAAGGATTAAAAGGAAGTTAACATTTGAGTGTTGAAAAACAACGACACACAAATGATGC